GAAGATATTATATTAAAAGAAATAGAAGCAGAATTTTCTACTGAAGATGATGATATACATACAGCACTTCAGTTTTGTCAAAGAATGTATGAAACTCCTACATCTAGAGCATACAAAGGTATGGCATCTATGTTAGATAGATTAGCTAGATATATGGAGACTACACAGATTACGGCAGGTAGAGATGGTAATATTAATTCTCTTGTGGCTGCAGCAAAAAACTTTGACCAGATCAGAGCCTCATTTAAAGGAGTATATAAAGATTTACAAGATGAACAATCTAGTAAAGTAAGAGGTGGAATCGGAATGGCATATGACCAATAATTATGAGTGAAATTTATCAAGACATACCAACATATGACAATGGAACATGGACAACAACCAGCTTTGAATCCAGAGAAGACTTCAGTAACTTCATATTTGGAGTTTTCAAAGAACCTGGTAAGTACGGCTTCAATGACCTTACTAATAAAGTATTTATATCAGAGTCAGACAAGTTTAGAAGAGATGGAGTATATTGCACAGCCCCCTTCAAATCCAAAGACTTTATAGCTTATTGGGATGATCAAAAAGCAAAATGTAGAAAAGGCATAATAGTTAAAGACTCTGGTAACACATGGTTTCTTGCAAGAGAATACTATATGTGGTTAAACTTCTTACCAATCTTTGATAAAGAGCAACAGAAGTTTGGTTTTGCTAAAATTAGGGATGCTCAGTATCATATGGCTCTCTATGAACTATTAGCAGAGTTAAACTATAAACATGTAGCTATTCTTAAGAAACGTCAGATTGCATCTTCTTATTATCATATGGGTAAACTCATAAACCAGCAATGGTTTGAAGCAGGGGTTACTCTTAAGATTGGGGCATCACTCAAAGATTATATTAATGAAAAGGGTTCTTGGAAATTCTTACAGGAATATGCAGCATTCTTAAATGAGCATACAGCATGGTATAGACCTATGTCTCCAGACAAGGTTATGATGTGGCAACAGAAGATTGAAGTAAGAAAAGGAGATAGAAAAACAGAAGTTGGACTCAAAGGTACTATACAAGGTATGTCATTTGAGAAAGATCCAACAAATGGTGTAGGGGGTCCAGTAAAATACTTCTTCCATGAGGAAGCAGGTATTGCACCAAAAATGGATCAGACATATGAGTATATGCGTCCAGCTATGAGATCAGGTATGGTTACTACAGGTATGTTCATTGCTGCAGGATCTGTGGGTGACTTATCTCAGTGTAATCCATTGAGAGATATGATTCTTAATCCAACATCTAAAGATATTTATGCAGTTGAAACCAATCTTATAGATGCAAAAGGTACTGAAGGTTTATCAGGATTATTTATTCCTGAGCAATGGTCAATGCCTCCTCATATTGATGAATATGGTAATTCACTTGTAGAACAAGCATTAAAAGCTTTAGATGATCAATTTGCTAAATGGAAAGATGAACTTTCTCCAGAAGATTATCAGTTAAGAATTTCTCAGCATCCAAGAAATATTGAAGAAGCATTTGCTCATAGAAGTGTATCTGTTTTTCCTCCACATCTAATTGCAGCACAAGCAAGAAGAATTGAAGAAAAAGAATATGCATATGAGTTTTTAGATATATCAACAGATGAGAATGGTAAACCTACTGTTAAAGCATCAAATAAACAACCTATTAAAGAATTTCCAATTACTAAAAAAACAGAAGATAAAACTGGAGTATTAGTTGTTTGGGAAAGACCAATTAAGGATCCAACCTTTGGACAGTATTATGCGTCCATTGACCCTGTCTCTGAAGGTAAAACAACTACATCTGAGTCACTATGTTCTATATATGTAATGAAAGCACCTGTACAAGTCACTAAAGTTACGGGCACTGAAACAGAAACATATATAGAACCAGATAAAATTGTGGCTACATGGTGTGGTAGATTTGACGATTTAAATAAAACACACCAGAAATTAGAACTAATTATAGAATGGTATAATGCCTGGACAGTAATTGAGAATAACATCTCATTATTTATTCAGTATATGATATCAAGAAAGAAGCAAAGATTCTTAGTACCTAAGAGTCAGATTATGTTCTTAAAAGATCTTGGATCTAATACTAATGTATTCCAAGAGTATGGCTGGAAAAATACAGGTACTCTATTTAAACAACATCTTCTTAACTATGCTATTGAGTATACAAAAGAAGAACTTGATGTAGAAACAAAAGCAGATGGTACAATTGTAAGAACAAAATACGGCATAGAAAGAATTCCTGATCCAATGTTGCTTACAGAAATGAGAGAGTATGCACCAGGAGTTAACGTGGATAGACTTGTTTCTTTTTGTGCATTAGTTGCATTTATGAGAATACAACAATCTAACAGGGGTTATGCAAAGAGAGTCATCATGGATGATGCTGCCAAAAACTTGCAAAAGTCGGAAAATTTGTTTAAATTAAATAAGAGTCCGTTTAGACATATGGGGGGTAGAACAACAAATACTATGAGTGGGTTTAAGAAATCTGCTTTTAAAAATATTAAATAAAAAGTTATGCAGGTATATAATGCAATGCAGCTTAAGAAGGGTGCTAAAGTAGAACAAAATAGGTTGGGTAGTATTACTCAGCCATTACAGTTTTTACCTAAAAAGGACAAGACAGAAGAATGGGCAGCATGGAATCTTGACTGGTTAGAATGGCAAGGATTAAAACAAATCCGTAGAAATGCCAGAAGACTGATGAAAAACTATAAACTTGCAAAAGGTATTATTGATAGAACAGATTACATTGTAGAAGAAAATAATGATTATAGAGAAATTGTAGAAGTATTAACAAGAGAAGACTCATCTGCATTAGAATTAAAGTTTTACCCAATTATTCCAAATGTTATAAATGTTCTTGTTGCTGAATTTGCTAAAAGATCATCAAAATTAAGTTATAGAGCTGTTGATGATTTTTCATATAATGAAATGCTTGAGCAAAAAAGAGCACAAGTAGAACAAACATTAATGGCAGATGCATCTACTAAGATGTTAGCTGCAATGTTAGAACAAGGATTAGATCCCCAATCTCCAGAAGCACAACAACAATTAGCCCCAGATAATTTAAAGTCACTTCCTGAAATTGAACAGTTCTTTAAAAAAGATTACCGTTCAATGATTGAACAATGGGCAGAGCACCAACATAAAGTTGATGTTGAAAGATTTAGAATAAATGAACTGGAAGAAAGAGCTTTCCGTGATATGTTAATTACAGATAGAGAGTTCTGGCATTTTCGTATGATGGAAGATGATTATGATGTAGAACTATGGAATCCTGTTGTTACATTTTATCATAAGTCTCCGGATATCAGATATATTTCTCAAGGTAACTGGGTTGGTAAAACAGATATGTTTACCGTTTCTGATGTAATTGATAAATATGGACATTTACTTACAGAAGAACAACATGAAGCATTAGAGGCTGTTTATCCAATTAGATCTGCTGGATATACTATTGGGGGCATGCAAAATGATGGATCATTTTATGATGCTACTAAATCTCATGATTGGAATGTTAATATGCCATCATTAGCATATAGACAATATACTTCTTTCATGTCAGGCAATGTATTAGATGGATCAGATATTATTACACAAATCCTTGCAGAAGGAGAAGATTACTATGATCAAGGTACTGCATACTTATTAAGAGTAACAACTTGTTATTGGAAGTCCCAAAGAAAAATTGGTCACCTTACAAAGATTACTGAAGAAGGAGATGTGACAAATGAAATTGTGTCTGAAGATTATACAATTACAGATAAACCAATTTATGATACTAGGCTCTTTAAAAATAAAAATAAAGACAATCTATTATATGGAGAACATATTGATTGGATTTGGATTAATGAAGTTTGGGGCGGTGTAAAAATCGGACCAAATGTCCCTTCATTCTGGGGTATGAATAATCCGGGTGGATTCTCTCCTATTTATATTGGTGTAGATAGAAATCACATTGGACCACTTAAGTTTCAGTTCAAAGGTGATAATTCATTATATGGTTGTAAACTTCCTGTAGAAGGATCAGTATTTTCAGATAGAAACACTAAGTCTACTGCCTTATTGGATTTGATGAAACCATATCAGATTGGATACAATATTGTAAATAATCAGATTGCAGATATTTTAGTTGATGAACTAGGTACTGTAATTATGCTTGATCAAAATTCTTTACCAAGACATTCATTAGGAGAAGATTGGGGTAAAGGTAATTTAGCTAAAGCATATGTAGCAATGAAGAATTTCCAAATGTTACCATTGGATACTTCTATTACAAACACTGAAAATGCATTAAACTTTAATCATTTTCAGAAACTTGACCTTGAACAGACTAATAGATTAATGTCAAGAATTCAACTTGCTAACTACTTTAAACAACAAGCATATGAAGTAATTGGTGTTAACCCACAAAGAATGGGACAACAGTTATCTCAAACAACTGCTACTGGAGTAGAACAAGCAATGCAAGCATCATATGCACAAACAGAAATATACTTTATTCAACACTGTGATTATTTAATGCCAAGAGTACATGAAATGAGAACTGACTTAGCTCAGTTTTATAATTCAACAAAACCATCTGCAAGATTAACATATATTACAGGAGCAGATGAAAAAGTAAACTTTGAAATTAATGGTACAGATCTTTTACTTAGAGATCTTAATATTTCAATTAGTACAAATGCAAACCATAGAGCTGTTCTTGAGCAATTAAAACAAATGGCTTTACAGAATAACACTACTGGTGCATCTATCTATGATCTTGGTAAAGTTGTACAATCAGACTCTATTGCACAATTAAATACTGCTCTTAAAGAATCTGAACAAAAACAAGAGCAACAAAAACAACAAGAAATGCAACAGCAACAGCAAATGCAACAAGAACAACTTAAAAAACAACAAGAGATTGAACAGATGAAGATTGATTCTGTAGCTGCTGAGAAAGAAAAAGATAGACAAAGAGATATCTTGGTTGCAGAAATTAGAGCTGCTGGTTATGGATCTATGTCAGATGTTAATCAAAATATGATGTCTGATTATCAAGATGCTATGAAAGATATCAGAGATACCGAACAATATCAAGAACAAACATCTTTACAAAGAGAGAAAGAATCAAATAGAATGACTATTGAATCTCAAAAAGGTCAACTTGAAAGAGAAAAAATTCAAGCACAAAAAGAGATTGCAGATAGACAATTACAGATTGCACAGGAAAATAAAAACAGGTTTGACCAAAAACCAAATAATAAGAATAAGTAGTTAGCTATATATTCCAATTTTTTTTGCAACTAATTTAAATTTTTCAAGTTTATTTAGTATATTAAAGTATAAACAAAAACCAACAACATGAGTGATTCAATTAAAAATCCTGATGAAGATCAGGTGCTAGATACTACAACGGTAGATCAAGTAGATGTAAATATTGATGAAATCTTTGGAATGCCGGGAGCTGATAGTGTCATGCTTCCTGAGGATAAAGATTCAAAACCTAAGTCAATGTTTCATAAAGAAACAACTGACACATCGTTCTTTGACAATCCTACCGCTTCACCAGAAGAAAAACAACAAGCACAAGAGAAACAAATTGAAGTTGAAGAAACAATCAATGAACTTGACAATTTGATTTCTCAAGAAGAAGATGCTGGTAATAAAGGAAGACCAAAGGTTGACAAATCAGGTCTTGCTGAACTAGCAACTAAAATGATTGAGGAAGGTACACTTATTCCTTTTGATGATGATAAACCATTAGAAGAATATACTACTAAAGATTTCCGTGAGTTATTTGAAGCTAACTTTCAAGAAAGAGAAAATAAAATTAGACAAGACACTCCAAGAGAATTTTTTCAAGCATTACCAGAAGAACTTCAAGTTGCTGCTAAATATGTAGCTGATGGTGGACAAGATCTTAAAGGTCTATTTAGAACTCTTGCTCAAGTGGAAGAAATGAGACACCTTGATCCATCTGATGAATATGATCAAGCAGAAATTGCAAGACAATATTTATATGCTACTGGATTTGGAACTCCTGAAGAAATTGAATCTGAAATTCAAGATTGGAGAGATTTAAACAGACTTGAACAAAAGGCAAATCAGTTTAAACCAAAACTGGATGCAATGCAAGAAGAAATTGTTTCAAGACAATTGGCAGAACAAGAGTATAAGAAACAACAACAAGCAGAACAAGCAAAAGCATACCAAGAAAATGTTTATACAACTTTAGCATCTGGTACTATTGGTGGTTTAAAGCTTGATAAAAAAGTTCAAGGTTTATTATTTTCTGGATTAGTTCAACCTAACTATCCATCAATATCAGGTAGACCTACAAACTTACTTGGACACTTACTTGAAAAATATCAGTTTGTTGAACCAAGACATGATCTTATTGCAGAAGCACTTTGGCTACTTGCTGATCCAGATGGATATAAAGGTAAAGTAAGAGATCAAGGATCTAAAAAAGCAGTAGAAGATACAGTAAGAAAATTAAAAACAGAAGAGTCAAGAAAATTGACATCATCTGTTAATAATCATTATGAGGATGAGCCTAGAAGACAAACAACTTCTAGATCTGAACCAAGGAAGCTTTCTAAAAATAATATGTTTAGAAGATTTTAATTAGTAACAATTTAAATTAATATATAAAAATGGCAACTCCAGTTTTAAACAATGGTATATTCCTTAGGGATACCGCTTACAACGCAAGTTCCCATGTGGATTCTTACCACTTG